ACTTAAATCCTGTAGCTCCTACAGCCGATCCGATGAACGCGCCCTTTAAACCTTTATATCCTTTTACGAGTGCAGGTATGAGAATATTTAATGCCTTTTTAGTAATGAGTAGAGCGACGAGTCTTTTAGTAAAGAATGTTACGACTACCGCATTTGTCTTAACGAAGTCCGCGAACGTGTGTAGCTTTTCTAAGACAGCGACGACCATTGGTCGTAGCTTATCGCCAAACTCCGTCGCTAGTTCCGTAATTTTAGCCTTTAAGAATTTAGTCTGATTCGCAGATGATTTCTGAGTTCTAGCAGCATCGCCTAGCTGTTTGCCCATTTGATCTAGGACGATATTCTGAACTATAATCGCTTTAGTCGCGGCATCTACTGCGGACTTACCATCTGTAAGTCCCATACTAAGCCCCTTCGATTTAATCGCCGCTTCATTTATTACTATACCTAATCTCTTTAGTGGCTCGAACTCTCCAGAGATTGCAGCAGCCATTTTAACAAACATCTCCTCTGGATCTAGATTATTAAAACTAGCCATGTCCGCAGACATTTTCGTTATACCGAGAGAGAACTTTTCAGCGGCATCGGAAGACATACCAAACGAAAGTCCCATCTGCATAACAGTAGCGACAGAGTTCTGTAGCTCCTGAGTAGTTGCTGGGATAGTCTTTCGTAGTTCCTGAATCTTCGAATTTACGCGATCCGCTGCACCGCCTAGGACGACATCGAACTTGCTCGCGGTTTCCTCCGCGTTCATAGACAGCTGTATAATCTTCTTACCCAGTCCTACTGTAACTAATCCTGCGGCTACCTTCGAGAAAGCACTAAGTGCCGCTCCTTTAAATTTATTAACTTTTCCCTCCGACTGTTTTAATCCTTTTCCGAACGCCTGAGAGTCGAGTCCTAATTTAGCAAGTAATGAAAAGTTAGCCACGATAGTTCCTCTCTTTTATCTCTTTCGCTTTAGCCGCTTGAGTAATGGAATTTCTGAATGCATATTTAGGATCATCTCTCTTTAATATGCATTGCAATAACTGGAACGCTACAGAGATAGGAGTCTGCATAACTTCTTTTATGGTCCATCCGTATTCACTGCATAATCTATCTAGAAGAGATCCTAACCAGATAGCAGATTCGAATTCTCCTACGCTCCTGCTTGCTCCTTCTGCTTTAGACGAGGGCAAGTCTGAAAACTGCGCGAAGAAAAAACCTTTTATCTCTAACTCGTATACAGGATTCATATTACTACTTACGAACTTCGCGAAAGATTTTTCCGTCCTTTTTTCAGATGCAGGTTTTACGATCCAGAGCAGATGAACTAGATCGTCGATCTCTACATCTACTCCTTTATTTAATCTATTCTCGCCATACTCCATTTCGAGAACGTGGCGAATCTCTAGAGGCCGCATTTCAAATGGGCCTATTTCGGTTGATACGCCTAGAAAAGCCTCTAGGCGTAATCGCTTCTCTAACTCAGCAGCTTGTCGTATTCGCTTCTTAGCGGCATCATCAAACTGGACCGCGGAAAATTTCATGCGAATAACTTCTTAGTTAATTTTCTTATATCCAGAAATGTTTACTCTCGCATAGTCAGCTTGAGTTTCTTCATGACTAACATCTGTTAGAATATAAGTATCCGAGTCTATAGAAACGGTAGTTCCTACAGTTGGGACTGAGCCTGATCCGACTTGAACTGTAGCTGACATCTCTGTTCTTCCTGGGATAACAGTGCTGCCAAGAGGCTCGCCATCGCTATCGTTTAAATCCACCCTTTCGGATGTTTCGTTAATACTTAGAGACTCTACCACTAAAGAGTTGATAGTTTCTGTGCTTAATCCGAACGCTTGTGCGCCATCTGCTATAATTGCCATAATATGTTAATAAGTTAAGTTAATAAATTCGATCTTCTAAAATAGAAATTTCTGTCAATTTTACGAAGTCGCGCAGTGAGTAGAATATGTATCGTAGCTTGAGAAGGAAGACTGGCCCGAGCTACTCGTAGACCAGCCCGACGTGCCAGAATAGCTCGTAGGATCAGCCGAGCTACTCGTAGACCAGCTATTCGTAATCGAGGAAGTGTAGCTCGTAGGAACGCTAGAGGAAAGACTAGTAGATAAACTAGATGCGAACGTAGTAGAACTGCCAAAGCTCGATACTAGTAGGGAAGAGCTTAAAGTCGTGGGGACGCTAGAAGTATAGAACGTAGAAGCTCCAGAGCTAGCGGATATCGTAAACGATCCCGTGCTTTGACCAGAATATGAAGAGCTAGCGGATGTCGCGAAAGTATAAGTATCTAGACGAGAATAACTAGACGAGATACTCGTAGCGCAAGTCGAACTGTTAGTGGTCGAAGGGGAAGCTGCAGGGCTAGCGAAATTAGACGCCTTAATCGTAAACTTCATCTCATAAGTAAGAGTCGAAACTGCGAGATCTCCGTCTACTTCGAAGTCCGTCCCAGAGGGCCTCATATATTTAACCTCGTAGAAAGGAAGGATAGGATCGAGATTCGAGTCTACAGTGGTCCAGTTATCTGAACCAAGAAGCATAGCTTCGCGGATCTTCTCTCTATAGGATCTATGGTTAGTCTGAGTTCCGTCTATAGATGCGTCGCTTATAATCGAGATCGAGAGATTCAGATTATACTGCGTATACTCTAGGACACTACCACTTACGACTGTAGGTGGATCTTGCGCGCCGGTTATCTCTGCTCTTATAGATAGCCTAGGAGAGACGAACGTGTCTTGGTCTAGCGAAGCATATAGACTCGAAGCTGGAAGCCCCGTAGCGGTCTCTAAGAAGATCTTAGCAGCGTCCTCGAAATTAGTTTCTAGATCTAGATATCCCATTTATAAATTATCTCTGGTATTCGGAAGCGCAGTCGAGACGACGAGTAACTCCTACAGCGTCGTCTTGAATAGACATTACTTTAAAATTAGTAGTTCCGTCCGTTAGGATAGTCCCCTTAGACGGAAGTGTCGAATAGTCGGCTCTAGCTATGTAGAACTTAGTATCTATATTCTCTTCTCTCCCATCCTCGAAGATATCAAATCCGCTATCCGCGTTCTGCTTATTAGCGGAATAAGTTTCTCCGTTACTAGGAATAGTCGTAAGAGAGACGCTGATCTGAGAGATAGCGAATTTTAGATTATCAGTTATAAGATTCGTTAGGCTCATCTACTTATATACGTCTGTAAATAAGAAAGCCCCCTCGACGAATCGAGAGGGCTTCTATAAATCTAGTTACTAGGACTAGACGGTATCAATCTTTTCGCAAGCGTTGGTATTGATGATAACTTCATCTACGCTATTAAGAACGCGAAGAACGTCGCTCTTAATTGGCTCGTCGCGATAGTCTTCTGCGGAGAATACGCCGCCGTCTGGACCGAAGGAGAGTGTGCGTCCGAAGCCACCGTTGGCGAAGTCGCCTCCAGCTACTTGACCGACGAAGTATGTGTCGTCAGACCAGATCTTCGAGCGAGCTGCAGTAGCTCCTTTGTTTGCGCTATTGTAGCGAGTAGGAGTAATGATGATTTCATTAACACCTAGAGCGTCGAGGATAACTTGGCGGTTAGTGTATTGACCGGCTCCGTTAAAGATTCCGCGAACGTCGTCTGTGTTAATCATCTCGTTAAAGAGAGAAGTCTCGATGATAAGAGCGAGGCCGTCATAGAAACCATTTCCGTTAAGACGCTCTACAGCACCTTGGATGTCTACGATAGGAGTAGCTGCCGCTGCGTTACTCATTACAGCTGTTGCTGGAGTAGAAGTAAAACCTGCCGCTGCCATTGCTGCCGCTGCACGAAGCTCGTGACCGATCATAAGATCGCGCTGTAGCTTCTGAGCGATAGCGCCTTTAGCGTCGCTGATTCCGTCTTGGTTAGCTTGTGTCTCGTCTTCGTCTGGAAGGACGCCTTCGAGTGCATACTGCTTACAGGAGAAGTCCTGTTGGCCGTAAGCGAAGTCGCGACGAGCGAAGAGAGAGCCAGATGCACGCTCTTTAGAAGCGTTAAGATCGAACTGATCTTCACCGAATGTTGGATATTGGCCATTCTTAGTAGCGACATCTCGAACAGGAAGGACGCGTGTGCCAACGAATTGGTTCGCTCCGATCTTATTAAGGGCCTCCGAAAGAATAGGATTAAAAGTTGCTGATGTGTATAAGCTCATTTATAAAATAAAGTTTAAGGTTATTATTTAGCTGTGAGAACTTCGATTACATCGCCATCTGCTGATGCAGCACTAAGTGCTACTCCGATCTTCTCGGTACCAGATGTGTCTGTAAGCTTGCCGCCAGTTGTGTTGTAGACGAGATCGCCGATAGCGATTGCCCCCGAAGCAGTGGCAAACGAAGTGCCTCCACCATGAATTAGAGATACAGTAGTAGCTTCTGAAGCTGCTGCTGAAGTAGTTGTGAAACCTACGACTGGATCTGCGCTAGAATCGGAAGCGGTTAGCGTTCCGTCTGCAGCGACTTTGACCAAGATATAAGCTCCTAGTGCGCCCGAACCATTTACAAATGTGCGGGTGGCGTTGGATATTGTTGTTGCTGACATAATTTTT